GAGGGCGCCAGCGGGGATTGGATCCTGTGGTGCGATGCGGATGAGGAAATGCACGAGGCGTGGAACCTGCACCGGCTGGCCAGACCCTCCCTGCATGAGGGCTACGGCTGTGCGCAGATCCACTATTCGCTTGATCCCGCGCAGGTCCTGACGACCGACTACCCGTGTCGGTTCTATCGCAATCACCGTGATATCCGCTTCTACGGGCTCGTGCACGAGCATCCTGAGAAGATCATCGGGCAGGCGATTCCGAGTTCCGTCATGCGGCCCGAGGTCAAGTTCCTGCACGGCGGCTACATGGACGAGGAAACGCGCCGGCTGCGCTATCAGCGAAACTTCCCGCTGCTTATGCGTGATCGTGAGGCATATCCTGCACGCAAGCTCAACAGCTTCCTGTGGCTGCGAGATCTCGCGCAAGGGATGATCTTCGAACAGGAGCAGATGGGCGGCCGCGTCGCACCGGACCACGAAGCGCGCGCGCTGAGCGGAATCAAGGTCTTCGAGAGTCTGATCGAAGGCTCGCCGCCGCGCATGATCTCGGATGCCATGCCGTACTACTCGCATTGCGTGGCGACCTTGGGGACGGGCTTTGAGGCCAAAATCGAAGTCAACACGCTGTGCCCGGGCGCGCCGGATCTCGCCGCAAAGTTCTCACTCGCGGGCCGCTTCCATAGTCGCAAGTTCTATCAGCGCGTCGCTGCGCACCTTCTTGAGGAGAGCACCAAAGAGTATGAAGGCCGATACCTCTAAGCTGCTGGACACGATCCGTCCCGAGGCGGTTCCCGTTCACGGCGAGTATGTGATCACGGTCTATCGCGCCAACGGAGGCGTTGAGCGCAAGGTCATCAAGAACGTCGTGACGCGCGCCGGCTTGAATCGCATGGCGCATCGGGCCGTGGCGAACGATACCTCCGCGTTCAACTACCTCCTAATCGGCACGCAGACCGCGACGCATTCGCTCGACTCCGCGCAGGGCGGCTTCGGGGAAGTCAGCCGCAAGGCTGGCGCGACGGTCGCGAACTCGCGCGAGTGGGCATACCTGCAGAACACCTGGGGCGGCTCGTCGGATTCACTGACGGGCGTGGCGCTGGATTCCGTGGGCATATCGGACTATCAGAACAGCAGCTCGAGCACGGGCATCCTGGGCTCTGCCGTCAACGGGATGGGCGTCACGCTTCAGAACTCGGACCTGTTGGATGTGACCTACCGGGCGCGAATCGGCTCTCACAACCTGTCGCATTCGACCTGACATCGCTTGGCTGAGGCTTCACGCCATCAGTGACGATCGTCCGCAAGTACAAGCGGTTCCTGCAGGAGTTCCCGCCATTCTCGCCCACGCTCTCGGTGGACGAGAATCCGGCCCTGGATAACGTCCATTGGCTTCTGGGCGGCAAAGATGGGGCGTCCTGGCAAGACGTCAAGACCCTCAATGGGCGCCTTCAGGCCGTCGCGTCGTCCTCGGGATTCAACGATTGCATTGGCGTCTACCGTCCTAGAGTTCTCGTCCCCAACAAGATTCAGGTTGATTTCACCTTCTATAAGCCGGCCGGCTACAGTCCTGCCAACACGCACGAATGCGAAGTCCTCGTCTTCTTCACCATCTCCAACGGAGTGGCGAAGGGCTATGAATTTGACTTCCCCTATTCGAGCGATTTCCAGCCGATCCGCTGGAACGGCGCATCGGGGGACTTCAACACCACGGCCGTGACGACTTCTACGGGCGCGGTCTTCACGCCGAACGACGGCGATCGAGTGCGTGTATTAGCGGATGGGACGGGAAGCTCTCCTGTCTTCACGGTCTCTCGCGATACCGGCTCGGGTCTGGTGCAGGCATGGACGGGCACCGATACGACGGGCGGCAAGATCCTATCCGGCCTTGGCGGGGGCGCCGGGTTCTTTGGACGGCCGGACGCCACGCTTGATCTGACGAAATACTGCTGCTCGGCGCTCACGGTAAACAACGCATGAGCTATCTGCAATCCACCAAGAGCGCAGATACCAATGATGCCGCCTCAGCGACGGTCGCAACGGCGGCTCAGGCGTCCAATTCGACCGCCCATGCCTGTATCGTCGGTCACGCCTCATGGGTCGGAACGGCTTCAACCGATCTTACCTCGGTTACCGACAACGCCACAGGCGGCAGCAACACGTACGCCATAATCGACGCCTGGACCGTCAGCACCGTCGACAACGTTTTCCAGGCGACATTCCTCGCGCAGAATATCAAGGGTGCGAGCAAGCTCACGGTCACGGCGCATTTCTCTCCCAACGCGACCTTTCGGCGCATTCAGGCGGATGAATACGGCTCGGTTGCGCAGAGCGGCCAGCCGAACGTCCATCACGCAAGCGCGAATGACGCGACGTTCTCTTCATCGACGGATGCCGTCACCTCAGGAGCCGCCACCACGACGGTGGACGGCTGCACGATCTGGGGCGTCGCACATAATGAGCAGTCCACCACGATTCCCACTGCCGGGACAGGGTATACCGCCCGTGACTCATCGACCTATTCGGCAGGCGATGCGTTCAGATCCGAGGACAAGCTCCAGGCGTCTAAGGGCAGCGTAGCGGCGACGTTCACGAGCAGCGCGGGTGCCAATCGGCACGGGGTGGCCATGATCGCGCTGACGCCGATCGGCGCGGTCGTCATGTCCGATACCCTGGTCATCACCGAACCCGCGCTCGACAGGGCGTACGTCGAGACGGGCGAAGACGACCTCACGATCTCCGATGACATTGGCAGCCGCTGGACGCGGCGCGTGCGGCTCATGGAAGACGATCTCGTGCTCTCGGATGGATTTGTCAAGACGGTCATCGGCGGGTCGGTCACGACCGTCAAGGTGATGACGGATTCGCTAGTCTTTATCGACGATATCGGCACGCATTGGGCCTACCGAGGACGTAGCCTAGGTGACAATCTCGTCATTTCCGAGGCCGCTTTCCATGCGCTGACGCTGCGGCGCCAGGGCGAGGACGACCTGACGATCACGGACGGCGACGTGCTCATTCGGCGATTCAACCGCCAGATGACCGACACGCTGGACGTCATTGACGGCTTCATCAAGATCCTGTCAGGCGCTGGGATCGTGAATACGATCATCGCTTCCGATGCGCTCGTGCTCGTGGACGACGCAGGGCAGCGCTGGGTCTATCGCCGCGCGCAGCTGTCCGACAGCATCACCCTTGCGGATGCCCTCCTCAAGAACGCCCTACGCGGCATGGTGGCCTCGGATGCGGTGATTGTGGCCGATGCTCTAGTCCGGATTTCCCGCTGGGTGCGGATCCTAGAGGACGACCAGACCATTGCGGACGAGAAGCTTGCGACCTATATCCCGCCGGCTGTGTTCGACGTCCGCGTACGCCTGGGCGCTGAGAAAGCCCCTGTTCTGGGCATCGCGGGCGGGCCAAAGCTTGGCACAGAGACTACTATCCGCCTCGGAGGGTACTGAGTGATCAACATCCTGGAAAAGGTGGCCGGAACCACGCTCAAGGCGACCTGGGTCAGCTCCGGGGCATCCGCCGGCCCGATCGTCTCAGCTCTCTTCGACGGTAACGAGTCACTGGTGAGCTCCGTAACTGCGACCTCCTCGCTGAACGGCTTCTATTACGCCCTGCATCTGCTGCCGAATACGCGCGCGTGGTATGCCAACCAGTGGACTGCGGTGATCAACGCCAACACGTACGTGGATCGGCAGTTCATCAAGGCCGTACTGCCGGAGGTCGACTGAGGTGTCGCGCTACATCGATTGGCAGGACGTGGTGAACCGCTACGCCGATGCGGCCAAGGGATCTGGGGGCGCTGAGGAAATGAAGCTGAGCTTCATTGATGACGCCGAGGATGAGGTCGACTCGCGACTGGCCAATCGCTACACGGTTCCCTTTACACCGGTTCCGGGCGTGATCACCGGCCTGTGTATTGACCTGACCTATTACAAGATGAACATCCGGCAGAAGGGAATCGACGTCCTCAAGACGTATATCGATCAGCGCTTCACGGACCTGACCGATGGGACGATGACGTTGACGGTCTCCGGAACGGCCATCGGAGCGGCGGACCGCGCCTGGTCCACGACGCAGGACTTCGGTTCTGCCTTCGGCGTGGATGCGACTGAGCGCTGGCAGGTCTCCTCGACCTGGCAGCAAGACTTCGACGACAGGCGCTGCTAAATGGGCATTTCAATCGAAGTCAACGCGAATGCGGTCCTACGCGGCTTGGGCACGTTCTTCGACGGCCTGCGCGATCGCGCGACGATCAACCGCAAGGTGTCCATTCAGCTCTACGGATTCGTGCTGAGAAACTTTCAGCAGGGCGGCGCACTCCAGACTCCGCCGTGGCAGCCGTTGAAAGCGTCCACGCTTAAGCAGAAAGCGCGGCTCGGCTATTCGCCGCTACCGCTCCTTCGCACCGGGCACTTGCGGCAGTCCTTTGCGCCCTTCAGTGATGAAAACGTCGCGGGTGTCGGTGCTAAAGCATCCGAGGGCGTCGATTATGCTGAATTTCAGGAAGAGGGGACTAAAACGATTCCGGCGCGCCCCATGCTTCCGACTGAGAAGCTCGCTCTGGATACCACTGTCCAGATTTACGGCCTTGAAATCGCGCGATTGAGGCAAGTAGCGGGCATTTGACGATCACCCCGATCAATGCGTCGGCAGTCACGCAGGCTATCGAGGCCATGCTGACAGGCGATCCCACGCTCAACACGCTTTCAAACTTGCAGGTCGAGCGCTCCGAGCCGCTGAATGATCAACCCTCGCGCTGTCCCTGGCTCGGGATCTATCGGACCGGCGTGCAACTACCCTCGCATACGCTCGGCATGGGATCTGGCTATCGACTACAACAGGTTGGGTTTGCGATCTTTGCTCAGCAGTCGCATCCGGAGTCGGGCTCCAAGTGTGAGGAGTTGCTTGAGGCTCTCGTTCAGCAGACGCTCAGCGTTCTATTGTCTGACGAGACGCTTCAAGGCAACGTAGACGTGCTGGATCAAGTCGCGGTCACCTATCTGGATTACAGTCAGGTTCAGAACGCCTTTATGCAGACCGCCATCATTCAGGCCATCGGCATCACTAGAGTTTCAGGAGGCTAAAGCACGCATTGAGCTACGGCGCACAAGCAAAAGTCGGCATTGCCAAACAGGCTGCTGCCAACAGTTGGCAGGTCAACGCCGGCTCCTATTTCGGATTGGGATTCCTCACGGAAGACATCGGACTGGAGAAACAGGAACTCATCAGCCAGAACCTCTCGGGACGTTTCGAGCAGGGCGCTGTGTATTCCGGCATCAGCAACGTGCACGGCACCTTGCAGATGGAACTGACACCGCGGTCGCTCCTCGCCGCATGCGGGATGGTGCTCGCGAATTCCGCCACGACGGTGGATTCCGGATCGATGCGTAACTGGACGTTCGTCCCGAATACGCAGGACTTCAGCAGCACATTCGTCAAGCCGCCCATCAGCATCTACAAACAGTGGTCGGACGCGAACTCCGCAGAGTTGTTCTATGACTGCCAGGCCGGGCAGCTTGATCTCGCCTTCGGGCAAGGTCAGTTCCTGAAGGGCACAGTCACCATTGCGGGCGGCACGCGCCTGCCGACCGGTATTGGCTCCATGGCCGTCACGCCGCTAGCCTCGGACGTGGGTCGGCTCTTCCCCTGGAACGTCACCTCGATCTCGTACGGCGGCGTGGGACTGTCCCAGTTCTCCGACTTCACGATTTCCATGAACGAGAACGTGGGCGCGCTCTACACGGTCAACGGAACGCTCGCCCCTTTCAAGTTCACGCGTACGGGATTCCGCGAGGTCACCGTCAACGGAACGTTCTATATGAACGACCGCTCAATGCTGAACAACTTCGTGGCCGAGACGCAGCAGCAATTGCTCATCACCTCGATCAACACGAAGGCCGCCATTCAATCTGGGTACTACGATACCTTCGTGATCGATATCCCGCAGCTGAAAATCACGGCCTGCAAGCCGGGAAATTCGGGTCCGGGTGAGGTCTCCGTCAAGTTCACTGGGCGCGGCGTGCTGGATCCCACGAGTAATTACGCATTCCAGATCTTGCTCCAAAACACCTATCAGGCAACCTTCTAGGAGGATTTCGTGAGTGGCTATCTCAAGAACGTCACGGTTAAAACCGTGTTCGACGGGGACAACGTAACGGCTGTCCTGAAGCCGATCAGTTTCATGGACCGATTGCGCATTGAGGACGCGCTACCCTCACGGGAAGATTCAAAGGAAGTCCAGGCGGCGAAGCGGAAAGCGGCGAGGGAATGGCTGGGCCGCGAAGTCAATCAGATTCTCGCCCCCTATCTGGTTTCAGTTGACGGGCTCCGTGACGCCGAAGGCGCGCCCGTTGCGAAGGAGTCTGTGCTGTTAGACGGCTACTTCGCGGGGCTCGTAAGTACGATCTATCAGGAATGGTTTTCGCAGAGGGCTCCGAAGGACCCCAAGGTGCCCGCCGATACTACCGCCGACGTTTCGACAGTATCGCCCTCACAGTCGGAGAATCTGAAGAGTGCATCGGCGGGCTGAGTTTGGATGCGTGGGCCATTCTCTGGCGAAACTGCATGCAGCCAACTGGATTCGGACTCATGCGCACGGCGTGGCCTGACGGCCGTTCGCTCATCGAGCAACCGGCCGTCACGGTAGAAATGTTCAAGCTTATTGAGGAGTGCCATCAGGCGTGCCAAACAACGTCATAGAAGTCGTCGTTCGCACCATCGACGAAGCCACGGCGCCTGCACGTGAGATAGTTCGCGGCTTCGAGCAGATTGGCTCGGCAATCGAGGCGGGAATCGGTGGTGCGGTCGTCATTGAGGGCTTCCGCAAGTTCATCGAAAATACGGTGAGCGCTGAGCAGGCACAGGTTCGCCTGCAGATCGCTGTTCAGAACTCCATCGAAGGCGCCATGCAGGGCGCCAAGGCGCTGGAGGAATTCTCGAAGACCTTTGGCAGGAGCAGCATTTTTTCCTCTGACGATCTGAATAATGCGCAGGCCGCGCTTTTGCGATTCGATCGCGTCTACGGCGATACGTTCGAGCGGGCGCGCAAGGATTCGATCGACCTGGCGGCAGCCATTGGTGGGGATGTCGTATCAGCCGCTACCTCGCTGGGACGAGCCCTGGAGTCTCCGACTTTCGGTATGCGCGCGCTGTCAGCGGAAGGCGTGACTTTCACGACTCAGCAGCGCGAGTTGATAGCGGAACTGGATCGCACCGGTCAGGCGGCCAAGGCTCAGGGAATCATCCTGGATGCGGTAGAGCAGAGCGCGAACGGTGCCGCCAAGGCGGTAGGAGATACGCTGGGAGGATCGTTCAAGCGGCTGGGTAATGCGCTCAGCGAACTCTTTAAGTCGGAGGACACGAGCGTCTTCGTCAAGGCGGTCGACGGAATCACGGCCGCCGTGAACAAGTTGGACGACGCGTTGAAGAAGTTTCACAACTTTCACCCGATGGACGACATCAAGAATGCCCTGCAGGACTTGTCTAACGTCATCCCCGCGGTTGGACAGACGGGACCCGGCGCCTCCCCCATCATCAGTCCGCAGCCTGCAGCCCAGTCGTTCGACCTCTACAACGGGTTCTATCGCATCCTCCAGCAGAACGCGGATGATCAGATGGCGGCCTATCTGCAGGCAGTCAAAAACTTTCCAGAGTTCTCCATATCGGCCAAGGCTGGAACTTCCGGCGATGACAAGATCAAGGACTTCAATCGTCAGTTCCTGGAGTCACTCGATACTGAGGCCGGGAAGGTCCAAGACCAGTATGCAGAGCTCCTCGCGAAACTCATTATCGCGCAAAGCACGAAGGCTGGCGATCACGTGCCGCAGATTACGCCGGATCAGGCTGAACGGGTGCGGCAGGAATTCCTCGACAAGGTACTTCCTGAATTCAACACGCCCAACGCGCAGGCCGCGAATAATGCGCGCGTCGCAGCTGGCGGGACGCGCGTCCCGCTAGTAGATCTCACGGCTGGCGGCAAGGAGAAGATTCCCGAAAAATTGAGTGAGCAAGAAAGAGAACTCGACGGCGTGATCCAGGACATTGGCAGCCGCCTCGACCAGCTGCTCCTCAAAGGCGGCGTGACGGCACGCAGTATTACGCAGCAGTTCGTGGATGCCTTTGAGAGCGCTGCTATCAAGGATGCCATCGGCGCGATGGTCAGCTACATTGAGAAGGCCATATCGGGTCTGTTTAGTGGCAATTCCGGTGCCAGCACGTCGGGCGCAGCCGTCTCGACCTTCGGCATGGTGCTTAACGCCGTATTCGGCCGTGCGGGCGGAGGCGATTTCAATGGGCTCACCCTCGTGGGCGAGAACGGCCCAGAGTATGTGGCGGGCCGCGGCCGTGTCTACACACCTCAGCAGATTCAGGGCGGCGGCGCAACGTTCGCCCCGAATACAACCATCGTGCTGAACGGCCCCTCGGGCTCGCAGTCCGATCAAAAACGCCTCATCGCGCAGCTACGCGCTGAGATGGCCGAGAATAATCGCCAGCAATTCAACAACTGGCAGACGATCATGTGGAACAATGGCTACGGGAGGCTGCGGACGTGATTGGGTGAAGTGCTCCTGCCGCCGTGGGTTCAGCCGGTATCGCCTGAACATGTCGCCATGCTCGATGACCAGACCACGACCTTCGAAGCGGCGCTAGGGCGCGCGCCGGGACAAACACAGTCATGGGCTGATCCACGCTGGCAGATCAAGCGGCAGTTCAAATCCGTGCGCTTGGACGAGCGCGCAGCGCTCCGCTCCTCACTCAACGAGGCGCGAGGTCGCGGGAACATTATTCGCGCAACAATTCATCAATCCTTGCGGGGATCATTCCCCTCTGCCGAGTTACTCACTAATCCTACTTTTTCAAACGGGATAACTGGATGGACGACCGATACAGGATGGTCTTCATCGGTATCTGATCGCTTTGCTCGTCTGACGATGAGCGCCTCAACCCGTACCGTATCACCCTTATTTCAAACTGCCGCCGTAACTCAATATGCTCCACATGTGCTGCGAAGTGTCACTTATGCTGGACGCGGGCAGTTTACAACGGGTTGTTTCTGGAACAGCGGTCCGAATATCTCTTCTAGTGGTGGCGGTCTTCAGTCGATCGTTCATACGCCACTCACTAATACATTTCTGGTTGGCATCCTTGAGGGAGGAGCGTCTGGCCCCATTGCGGGAGACTATTTTGCATCGCCATTCATGTCTCTGGCGCGTTGTCCGCTAATCGACAATGGGCCTAACCTTTTGGCCCAGTCAGATACGCTGGGCACAACGTGGGCAACTACTCACGCGACAGTTTCGTCCAATGTGGCGAGTTCTCCCGATGGAACGTCAACTGCCGATCAGGTCGTCGATGACGCCACGACAAATTCGCATTTCATATCTCAGGCCGCAACAGTCACATCAGGAAGTGCTGATTTTACGGCTTATGCATATTTCAAATCTGGCACAAAGACATTCTGCTTTCTGCAGATGATGACTGCCACGGGCTCCGCTTTTGTCTATGCAGATCTCTCTGGTGGTACCACTGGATCATTAACTACAAATAGTGGTTGGGCGAACGGCAGGGTGATTATCGCGCCTGCCGGAAACGGTTGGTATTTTCTTTCGCTTACTGCCAATAAAACCTCGGTAGACACGAGCCTTAGCGTGCTGATCGGCACGGCATCTGCAATCGGATCATCATCCTATCTGGGCAACGGTTCTGGCGTGAATGTCTGGAGAGCAGGGCTGGCGCAGTCTTCGGTTCCGACGCGAGGCGGCCAAACAGTTGGGAGCGCGGTCGCGAATGGAACTACGCAAAGTGGAAATGGGTTATACGTAAAAGGACTGCCAGTGAGCGCCAACGGTCTGTTGCTCGCTGATGATTTTTTTGAAATTGGTGGAGAGCTAAAGCAGTGCACGGCACCGCTTAATTCGGATGCATCCGGACTGGGGTATCTGCAATTCAGGCCGCTTCTCGCGGGCGCGCCGGCTGACAATGACCCTGTCTTCATCAATCAGCCCATGGGTCGATTCAAGCTAATGAACTCCTATGAATATGACAACGAATTCGGGCTCTATATGGATGCGACGGTAGAACTTACGGAGGTCTACGGATGAGCCGCTACGATTCTTCCTCGCATCAGGCGCTCTCGCAGCTAAGTCTCGTCGCGCATCGTTACCTTGCGGATATACAAGTTACCTCCCAAACGCTGCATCTGTGTTCGGGGTATCGCTACCTCTACAACATTGCGAACGCCACGACCTATACGCCGCTCACGATCAATCAGCTGGCCGGCGTTGATGCCGTGCGGGAGGACACCGACCCCTTCCCGCAGTCTCTGAAGCTATGGATTACGGCGGTCGATTCACAGTCCATGTACGACGGAGTGAATGAGCAGCTATTCAACAAGGATGTTGAGCTATTTGATTCGTGGCTGGATCCGAATACCTTCACCGTCGTGCATACACCGCAGTCGGTCTACAAAGGCAAGATTGATGAGGTCACTCTGTTCTTCAACGACAAGAAGCGAGGGACCTATTATGAGTTGACGCTGCAGACGGAACTGCGCCGGGAACCTCCCGTTGCGTATTTCGATCAGGCGACGCTGTGGAAGACCTACTCTGGTGATACGTTCTTCTCACGACAGCACCTCATCGCCACCACGAAATCGCAGTGGGGCAAACTGCCGACGCAGTTCAACGTCGCCATCCCCGGGCCGCCCTTCCGGACTATCCCGGGGAGGTTCGGGATGCCATGAGGGATATCGTCACAGACCTTGCGGAGTACTGTCGCGAGACGCAGGCGCTCGGATTCAAGTACGGCGTCAATGACTGCGGGTTATGGTGTGCGCGCTGGCTCGATCGACGCGCCGGAACGCGATACGAGCAAGCTCTGCGAGATCTCTACCACGATAGGAGGTCTGCGGTCCGGATGCTGCGCGATGTGGGGCACCGGTATCAGGTGCTCGTGCAGCCCTTCTTAGGAAGCCCGCAGCCGCGCCTGACGCTGCCTGTCGGGAGCGTGGCGGTCATTCGTGCGACTCGGCATCGCGATGGGCTCGGCATTGTGGCAGCCAGCCAAGTGCTCGGGCTCACCCCCGAGGGTCACGTGGTGGGGCTGCTCCCGGACGTCATTGTGGAGGGTTGGCCATGCCCCCGGTAGTTCTTGCGGTCGCCGCCGTCATCGGCGAGGTCATCGCATCCGAGGCCATCGCCTACGCCATCGCGGCTGTATTGGTCTATGGCGCCGAAGCATTCGTTCTCTCGAAGATCGCGCAGGCGTTGCAGCCTTCGTCTCGTTCTGGCAATGCAGCCAATGACTCACGTGGCATGGAGATTGCGGGAGGCGATACCAGTACAGACGGCTATGCCATTTTCGGCTCCGTACGATGCGCTGGCGTCAATGTGATCGACCCCGTGACGGGGGGAACCAGCGGTCAATACCTCGAGCAGATCATCGCCCACACGATCCATGAGATATATGGTCTCGGTGAGGCGTATATCGATGATGTCGTGCTCAGTGCGGATGGCGATTTCCACGCCACTACGGGGGCATCAACCGATGGGCAGGCACTCGTCACCCGGTTGGCTGGAAAAGTATGGGTACGCGGCTATCTCGGTACC